AGATTTATAAAGACTATGCACTCTCAGTAGAAAAAGCTATTGAGAATAAAAATCTTATTGAAAACATTAAACAGGTTAGAAATGAGAATGGTGAGTCTTTAATTAAACCTATTACCAAAGATGAGCCACTACCATATGGTTGGAAGGTAATGGACAACTCTGAATTAGCTGGATACGCTATTCATCCAGATTTAGAACCACACTTAAGATTTGTATTTGATTCAGGTCCTGGAGACTTGATGAAAGCATTTGGTTCTATCTCTCAGTTTGTTAAACGAATGAACGTTATTGGTTCTTTCTTTCATGCTAAGTCTTTGATGGAAGTTTATTCTAGTGCCAACATACCTATTTGGTCACCTATTAAAGATGCTATTGTTCTTCCTTTGGTAGAAAAAGGAGTTAAAGCTTTTACTGGTAAAGATATACAACTGTCTGCTATTAGTAAAGCTGTAGAACAATTTAGAAAAGGTGGTGTAGGCAGTAGTGTTGATAGATGGATTAGAGTAGATGGTATTCAATTGGGTGTACCAGAGGATGTGACTAGAGGGATACTTACTGCTACAGGTAAGCTTTCTGATACTTTAATTGGTAAATTTGGACCTAAAACTAGGGTGTTAGAAAAGTCTCTTAGTGCTACTGAAAAATATACTTTGGAATACTTTGATAAATACACTTGGGATTATTTACACACAGGCATTAAGTTGTCAACTGCTGAAGCATTTTTAGATAAAGCTCGTATGCAAGCTTCTAAAGAAGGTAAACCATTTGATGAGTCAGCTACTCGTAAAGAAATAGCTAAGTTTTTAAATGAAGCTGGTGGTGGTCTTAATTGGTATCAAGCTGCATTAGATTCTAGAACAGAATTTGGTAAACGTGTTGCTTTAGCTGCTTATAGTCCTGCTGGTCGTAGAGCACTTCAAATAGCTTTGTTTGCTCCAGACTGGACTATATCTACTGTACGTGCTTTTAGTTCTGCTCTACCTAAAGATCTTAATCCAACTACATGGCATCCAGTAGAAGGCATTAAAGGTTTAGCAGTTCCTACAACTAAAGGAGACTATGCTAGGTTGTATCAGTTTAAAACAGCATTAACATACTTTACTTTGTTAAATGCTATTAATATGATGACAGCTAATAGACCTATATGGGAGAACAAAGATCCTACTCGTATAGAGTTTCCAGATGGTACGTCTATGCAAGCTATGAAACATGCTATGGAACCTTACCATTGGATTTCTGATCCAGATAAAACTCTTTCTAACAAGCTAGGGTTTTTACCTAAAGCTGCTATTGTTGGTATAGGTGGTTTAGAGTATGCTAGTCCTAATGCTCCTAAACTTGTTGATAGAAGTGCTTTGAGTAGATTGGGTGCTGTTGCTAAAAGTATGGCTCCTTTCCAAGTACAAGCTGCTAGTAGTGCTCCTGAAGGTGAAGGTCTTAGCCGTGCGTTACTAGGAACAGCAGGATTTCCTGTGTATGGTGGTAGTGCTGAACAAAAGAAAGCTCAACGTACTGAACGTGAACTTGCTACTAAAGAACAAGCTTGGAACTATAGAGACAAAGAAATTAAAGCTGGTCGTATGGAGTGGACTCCTAAACACGACAAAGAAAAAGAACGGTTAGATAAACGTAGAGAAAAACTCGAACAAAGTAAATAATTATGAAACTTCTAATCATTGACCAATTTGATTGTGGATTTGCTATGGACTTGGCTATCAAGTCTGCTGCTTACGGACACGATGTACGTGTGTATATGCGTAATAATTTTGATGGTACTCGCTGTGAAAACGGTGATGGTATGGATTGCTTTAAGAAAGTACCTGATTGGGAACCCAGTATGGACTGGGCTGATCTTATATTTGTTACTGATAACAGCAGGTACATACAACGTATAGAACCTTATAGACGTAAAGGATATCCTATTTATGGCTGCAATGTAGAAGGTGCTAGATGGGAACAAGATAGAGAGTATGGGTCAGCTATATTTGAAAGAGCTGGTATTGCTACTATTCCTATGCAAAAGTTTAAGAAGTATGATGATGCTATAGCACTTGTACTTGCTAATAAAAACAAACGCTATGTATCTAAACCTGTTGGTGATGGAGATAAAGCTCTTAGTTATTGCTCTAAAGACTGGCGTGATATGGTCTTTATGCTTAACAAATGGAAGAAAAGCAATGCTTACGATGGTGAGTTTGTTCTACAAGAGTTCCATAAAGGCTGTGAGATGGCTGTTGGTGGATGGTTTGGTTTAGGTGGATTCTCTAAACACATTCTTGAAAACTGGGAATTTAAGAAACTAATGTCTGGGGATCATGGTCCTGCTACTGGTGAGCAAGGTACTGTGATGAGGTATACCCAAAAGAGTTTGTTAGCTGAAAAAGTCTTATTACCTTTAGAAGGTTTTTTACATGGTATAGGCTACAGCGGTTATATAGACGTTAACTGTATCATTGATGATAAGGGTAATCCCTGGCCCCTAGAGTTTACTACTCGTCCTGGATGGCCTCTATTCCAGATTCAGCAAGCTTTACATTTAGGTTGTCCTGTTAGTTGGATGCTTGACTCTTTAAATGGTAAAGACACTCTTAAAGTTAAAGATGGTATAGCTTGTGGTATTGTTGTATCTCAACCTGACTACCCTTACAACAACGTTAAAAAGAAAGAGAATACAGGCTACCCTATCTTTGATTTAACAATGGAAGATGCTACTAGTAACATTCACCTATCAGAAGTTAAGATGGGTTTTGGACCAGGTAAAGACGGTAGAAACACAGAGCCTTGTATAGTTACGGCTGGTAGCTATGTGATGACTGTTTCTGGTGTAGGTAAAACTGTTTACGATGCCAAATGTGATGCTTACGATACTTATAAAAAGAAAGTCTGTATGATTAACTCTCCTATGGTCAGAGATGATATAGGAGAAAAGCTAGAAGAAATGCTCCCATTACTTCAAAAGAATGGTTACTGTAAAGACGTTAAATACAAATAAGTATTATGGCTACTAATGTAAACATTCCAATTCCACAAAATCCTATAGGGGAGAACTACCCCTGGAGAGATTGGTTTCAAAAGCTTAGTAATAAAGTATATGGTTCTTTAGCCAGTCAAAATTCTAATGGAGTCACTATAACAGGAGGAACTATTGATGGCACTTCTATTGGTTCTACTACTCCTTCTACTGGTAGTTTTACAAGTTTAAAGTTAGGTTCTCCTTTAAAAATAGCGTATGGTGGAACCAATGGTTTTGCTGCACCCACTGCTGGTGCTGTAGCTTATGGCAATGGTGGTGCTTATGCTTTTACTGCTGTAGGTACTACTGGTCAATTTCTAACTTCAAATGGAGGTGCTGCTCCTACATGGACAACTATAACGTTTCAAAGTACGGCTGCTCCTGTTACTGTTACTACAGCTACCTACACTGTAGGAGCTACTGATTTATGGATTATTAATAATTACGCTAGTGGTACTACAACACTTACTCTTCCAGCAGCTTCTAGTTATTCAGGCAGAGTCTTGTATATACAAAACTATAAAACCAATACTGTTGTATCTTCTGGCAGCAATGTTATTCCCCTTGTGGGGGGTAGTGCTAATACTGCTATTCTTAATGCTATTGCTGGTGATACAGCTACTTTAGTTTCTAATGGTACAAACTGGGTAATGACCCAATATGTTCCTAATAACATACTATTACAAGGATAATGTGATGTGGACCCTTTTACCCTTATTGCTGCTGCTAATCTTGCTTTTAAAGGGATTAAAGACCTCTGTAGTATGTACCAAGAAGGAAAAGCAGTCATCAAAGACATTCAAAAGACTGCAAAAGAGGTTCAAGCAATTGGTAATGAGGTTAAGGGAGTATTTGGGTGGATTAGTAGTTTATTTTCGTCAGATAAACCTAACAAAGTGGTTCAAGAAACCGAACAAATAGTTCCTAAGAAAAAACAAAAACAAGAACCTATTACCAAAGCTGAACTGTATCAACAGTTTGCCAAAAATCTAACTGCTTTCTTTAAAGCGTATAACGAATTAAAATCTTATATTGTTCAAGAAGAAGAAAAATCTAAGAATGAATATGATCCAACAGGATCAGTAGCTGAAAAAGCTATTCAAAGGGTTTTAGCAATGAGTCAAATGGAAGCTATGTCTGTAGAACTAAGAGAATACATGATCTACCACGTACCTGAAGATCTTCGGGATGAGCTTGGTGCTTTGTATTTTAAGATCAACAATATGCTAGGGACTATTGCTAATGAACAAGAAATGGCTAGAAAGAACATGCTTCGTAAAAAAGGAAAAGAAGCATGGAAACAAAAACAATTAGAAGATAAAGTCTGGTTTAGAACAGCTTCTACAATAGCAGTGCTATTTGTAGCAACATATTTTGTGGGTTTAATGTGGGCAATAGATCGGATGACACATGGGGGTATGTAATTGCTATTATTTGTCTAGCAGTTATTTTTGTTATTGCTCTTCCAGTATTAGGTTTTATGTACATGGATATGAAGACAGAACGAATGTTAATGGAATCTAATGTTCGTAAAATTGAGAAGCTTAAAAAAGAATTTGAACTAGAAAAAGAAAGAAAGAATGAAAAAGAATGAAATATTTAGTTCTACTTTTATTGTTGGTTAGTTGTGAAGATAGGTACAGATACCCTTGTCAAGATCCTAATAACTTCAACAAACCTGAATGTCAAAAACCTATGTGTGAGTTTACTCAGACTTGTCCAGAATATCTTATAGCACCTGTATTGGAGAAAAAGATTGAAGTTGAACGAAAACAAACATCTAAGTGCAGATGAAATAGAAGTCCGTATATGGGCTTTTGTTGTTACTATGGTCACTTTTATTTTATTCTTTATAGTAGTTTCCCTAATATACAGGACTACTTTTGTTATTCAACCTCTTAAGCAAATATCTCCTATGGATCAGGCTGACCAGAAGATGCTTAATGATATAGTACTGCTTATTGTGGGTGGTATTGGTGGGATTATGACTAATAAAGGTATTAAAGCTGCTTCTAGTATGTTGTCTACTCCTCCTTTACCTGTTCTTAGTAACAAAATTAGTCCTACCTTTGGTGGGTTTCAACAACAACCTTTTGTTAAAAAAGACGATATAGTAGAGCCTGTTAGCAAACCAACTCCTTTTAGTAATCCTAACGAAAGACCTGCTTTATGAAATATGTTATTGCTATTATTGTTTTTTGTAGTTTTGTGGGCGGTGTGTATCAGTTGGGTCACTATAAGGGTTATCAACAATCTCAGCAAGAAGTGGCTGAACAAATAGCTCAAGCTAATGATGCTGCTAGAAATACTGAACACAAACTAAACGACCAACTAAACGCTTTATCTACTCAACTTGAAAAGGCTAAGAATGATGCTCAAAAACAAAATGCTAAACGTGATAGTGATATTGCTACTGGTAAGTTGCAGCTCTACATCAAAACTAAAACCCCAGTATGTCCCTCCACTAATGCCCCCTCTACCAGCGGACCTGACACCTCAACCGCCCAACTTGACCCAACGTTTGCTCAATCTATTGTCGCCATCACAGATGACGGGGACACAGCCATCCGTAAACTCAACGCCTGTATCGCAACCTATAACCAAGTAAAGGAACTTATAAATGGAAGCTCAACAACTCGCTAGTGCTGCTAATATTGATTTAGAACATGCCACACATCTAATAGATGGAATTAACTCTGCTATACAACAAGCAGATTTATCTACTCCAGAGCGTCTAGCAGCTTTTATAGCTCAATGTGCTCATGAATCTGGTGGTTTTAAATTCTTAGAAGAGAATCTTAACTACAAAGCTGAGTCTCTTTGTAAAGTTTGGCCTAGCCACTTTAACCATGAGATAGCTAATGAGTACGCTCATAATCCACAGAAGATAGCTTCTAGAGCTTATGCTAAT